CATAGAAGGGTTGTTTCCCTTCAGGGTCAGCCGACCTTTTAGACTCTTTTCCATTCTTAAACCAAATGTATTCTTCCGTAATCATTGGAAAAATTTAACGAACCACTTTCATTGACCATGTTCCGTGTTTTTCTTCGTCCAAAAATTCATCATTTTCGTCTAGTCGAGTGACCACAGTTACGGGTCGGCCTTCACCAATTCGTCCATTCATTTCCTCTGTTACATTGGTATAACCATCTTCATCAGTAGACACATCATATTGATCGGCACTCTTGAATTGAGCAAATCCCCCTTTTCTAATTGGGTTAACGATTTCTGGGTGTTGTTTAGCAAGGGCATATCCACTAACAATTAAATCTGCGGTGTTATATACTTCCAGAGAATGTCCCTCATCCAGCATTGCAAGTGCATATTTATCCCCATTACGATACATAACAAATACAAATTCTACCCCTTGTGATGTATATTTGTCCCAGTATTCGCTACTGTGTTCATACGAGATACACCATGATGCTTTATTACCAACATCATTACAGAATCGCATAGAATCATTGTAGTTCCCCACTTTATAAATCATTAAGTTTTCATCCGAGAACAGTTTGGTAGAATCCCCCTCCTCGGGATCTTCATCAATTCTATTACCACCCATCTTCCGACCATCAGCAATTGCCGTTTTTAAATCATCAATACCGTTGTAATCAAATAAACCCTTATCACCCCCAGCCCGAATCAACTCATTAAAACCATTAATAACGTCAACTAAATCCTCGTCAGTTAATTTTTCACCATACACATCTCTAAGTGCTTGATATGCAGGGGTGTATCGGTCAGACCGAATCGTACCAATTCCATTTTTATTTTTATCACGCTGATTGGAAATTTTCTTTAAAATGGACTCAAGTGCTTTTTTCCCTTGTGTTTCTCTGGCTTTGTTGATTTCTGCCGTGAGCTCAGGTAGGGAAGAATACCCAAACATATCTTTATTGGTAACCGCTGATCGAACTTGTTCGAAATCCCTAAAGATTTGTTCCATGTTTTCAACTTCACCGTATTTTTTCACAAATGTTTCTTTATTACGTTTAGTGAATTTGGCTTCATGGAGCGTAATAACACGCCCCCTACTCAGCTTATTGGTTACCTCGGCTATAGCCAGTTCATCACTTGTCAGTTTGCTTTCTTTAACGATATTATAGGATATCTTATCAAAGTCTAGGAGAGTATCAGTATTCATATGTCAGTAATTGTGATATAGTGGCTAATGGGTTACAACCACTAATATTATTTATTTTAAGGTTTATAATAGTTTTAGATTATTTTGTTACGTAAACGTCCATATATTCAGGCAATCTACTTCCATATCTGCGCCGTTGGGATGGGGTTACAAATACGTCGAATACATATGCTTTCCCATTTGAGGCAGCTTTTCTTGTTACGGCACTTCCCCTGTCCTGAACAATAAATTCACCATCACCCACGACACCTTTTAGTTTTGGGATGACTACTTTAGTTCCAAATTTAAACTTGGGGTGGGCTGCAATGGTAACCCCAACTCGACTTCGTCTTGAATTTGGGTCAGCATTTTGTGCCCCAAATTTATCCTGACCCACTGAATAGTAGGTGATGCGGGCTCGAATTGGCTTAGGTTCTTCCTTTTTATGAGGAAGGCTAAAGAAGAAAGAAGAAAGAAGTAGTATTGCTGGAATTGTAGTCATATTATTTTAGGGTTTGGTGAATTAATTAGTGTTTCGCCCCGTCAAAAATCATTTTGCCATAAATGTGCTGTCTGTCAATAATTAATTTCATAATGAAATTTGATAATTTAATTAATAACATCCTTGAAGAAAATGGACAGTATGTTCGCAGGGGGTGACTTTTGATGGATTGCGTCCCGATGAAATTAAACAGGCTCTATTTTACCACAAAAATAATTTAGTCCTGTCACGGTCAACTTATTTCTTCATCTATTTCATTCATAAACTCTTCATCATCGTCTGGCAACGGTTCATTCCTTTTGTTTTTATGAGTTCGGTTACCACGACAATATGCACAGGAGCCATGACATCGGCATGTCGCGTCGATCATCTTCGAGCCTCTGAATGGCTTTCGGTGCTCATCACCATGTTCAATTGCATTATCTAGGCTCATTGCAGTCACTTTCTAATGTCTGTATGATGGATTGTATGACGTCATCTCTCACATAATCATATCGTTGTAGGAGGGCGCGATCCACGCGAACACACACGGTCACCATCTCATCATGTGGTGATGTGACCGATGTCGATGATAAATATCCGCGCAACTGGGTTCGAAGCTCGGAAATCTCTGATCGCTGGGAGCTGAGATTTGCGTTCTGTTCGAATATAGTCGAGCGTAATGCGCTCTGCTCTTCCCGAAGAGTAAGAATTACTTGTTCAATGTCGTTTAATTTGTCGATAGCTGTTTTCATGGTTATGTCGTGTCTGGGGTGAACTCAAAAAAGGGACGAATTATGAATCCAATGAATGTCGTATTCACTATATGGTCAATTGTCGGGGCGATGCCACCACCCATAATCCCCACCAAAGCCGAAATTACATCTTTCATCGGTTGAGGTTGATACATTTGTTGGTGATTTTCGAACAGATGCCCGTTTCGATGGTTCTCCAAAAAAATAAAAATGTTCTCCGTTGCAAATTAAACAACCCTACATCACCCATAGTAACTCGATACGGGTGATTGGTTCGGTCGGACGGCTCGTAGAAAATCGTTTCTTTCATATGAAAATATTACCACCATTATCATTTTTGTCAAATATTTACTTGGTTATTTTAGTGCTCGCTATAATTAAAAACATGAGCAACACCGATGATTATTTGAGATTTAACACTGATTCTATTAGCGATCTCATCAAACAGAAACTCGCACCGCAGTTTCCAGACGTGCAATATAGGGGTAGTTCTGCCAATATACTAACTGAGGCGATTGCTAGTGTGTTCTCCCTGATATCATATCAGGTTAATCGTTCAGCATCCAACGCCATATTCAGCAAGACTCAGTCATTCGAGTCTATTCTCGAACAGACCAAAATGATAGGCTATAATCCGATTGGGTGGGTAGCATCTTCGATGTTTGTTGATATCAGACCACTGGTATCCGATTTTAGCACATCGAGGCCAACTGTGATTCCAAGATATTCACTCATATCAACCGAAGGGGGGATATTCTCCACAACGAGTGATATTATATTCACCTATAGTGGTAGCGATGATAGCGCGGTGGCAGAGGACATTGTGATGAAAGGGGGTAGTTGGGTCGAATACCCAACCCAGTATGGTGATGGGACGCTTCACCAGACAATCACTATATCGAGTAATGATGAAAAATTAGAGCATAACTCCATTGATGTGTATGTGCGTGAGTCACCCAGTTCCAGTTGGGTTGAGTGGGAACAGAAGGACTCGTTGTTTCTTAGTAATGGAAATTCCCCCCATTTCGAGTATCGCCTAAATAAACACGGAACCTATGATCTGACATTCGGTGATGGCGTCAATGGTGCATTTTTGGCCGAAGGTGCGGAAATTGCGATCTATTATATGAACGTGAATGATATCGATGGTGTTATGTCTGTCGGCGAAGTCGAATCTAACCTACTTAAGTATGGAACTGTCCGTTTGGCCGAAATACTTATCGACGTGATCGACTTCAGCCAATCGGACATCGTCGGGGACGTTGATGGTAAATTTTTATCCATAAATACATCACCAAACACAGCCACGGCTCTCCCAGAAGACGTTGATTCTGTTAGAAGGAATGCACCCGTTGCATTTCAATTACAGAACAGACTGATAACAGCGGAGGATTACAGAACATTCCTTCTCAGTAATTTATCCGAGACCGTCTCGGATATACTCGTTATGACAAACGATGAATATCTCGACACGTATATGCAGTATTATTATGAAATGGGGCTCAATGACCCCCATTTGGAATCGAGAGCATTGTATAATCAAATTAATTTTTCGGATTCATGTAATTTCAATAACATTTATATTTTTGCCATCCCTCGGAGTGGCATGTTCTTAAATAAATCACAAAAGAGTGTCATTGTTAACGTGGTGGATGATATGAAATCACTTACGTCGAATATAGTTCCATCCGATCCGATTTATATGAGTTATGGATTAGCCGTTCCTACTAACTCAATCGAGGTGAGTGATATGGATACCAGTAGCCTACAAATCACAAAATCACAAAATTCGAATCGGAGTAATGATGATATTATTAATGAAGTATACCATGTTATAACCGAATATTTCGTGGAACGGGGATCTCGATTTTATGATAACGTTATCGATAGCAATGAACTGACGGCTAACCTACTAACCATAAATGGGGTTGGTGATATTTTTACGATCAATGGTGACGTTAGTTATCGTGGTATAGGGCTATATCAATTTAATAACCAATTTCCATCAAAAGTAACACCAATACCACCCAATACATTTAGCGGAATATTTACACCCATACTGCTCGATAATAACTTGTTGGGGCGGATCACTATAACACAAAAGTAATATGGAAAATTCATCACAATTAACACTACCGACATTAAAACTAAATGGGTCACAATATGTGAAATTCCCCGTTAACGATTCATTATATACTGATGATATATTTCTAAGTATAGACCTGTCGCTGACGAACTGGAACACTGCAACCTCAACGCAAATCATTGGTAACTATAATGATGAACAGGGGTTTGGTATTTTTATAGAAAATGGGATGAGGGACGTTGATTCATTTCGAGTCTTTGATATAACGAACGCGCATTGGTTATATCTAAATGGTCAGGGTGGCCTGATATCACAGCGCGGGTTACCAACAACCATGCAATCGACCGACCCCAATGTCGGGAGCGACACACCAAAGCCCAACAAATCACGTATTACTGCATTTACGACTGACGTGAGTGGTAAATACTATGTTTATGATGAAAGCAATAACGTCATTAGTGTATTCACCAATGAAAATATTATTATTGACGAGTTTTATACCCCATCATCAGATTCCGTTATTTCTAGTATGTGGTGTGATGAATTCGGTGGGTTACATGTGCTCGACACACTCAGTAGAGTCGGTGAATTTGATGAGGCGGGCGACCCCCTACCAGACGTCACTCCATCTATTTTCAGGTATGATGAAGTCACTGGAACCTTTAACGAGGTGTTGGGTGCTCTCGGCCACCCCTCACACAACAACTTCACCTTCATGCCTAACGGCTCCATACAGTCATTCATATCAACCCCGAATTCACTTATGTTGTCGGATGCTAACAATAACTTCTATAATCAATTTGGAGTAAATCTATACAAAAATGGCATCCCTTGGTTTTTTGTTGGATCATTGTTCAATACATACGGCATTGATGTGGACGACAATATATGGATTATCTATAATAATAATCGAGTTCTTAAAATTTCACCATTAGGAACTCCACTATTCAATAAAACGTTCCACCAGTTTAGGTCGTGTGGTAGTGTGACGTGTGACGTCAATAAGTCTGATGTGGTTGGTATTAGTTTCGTCACCGAGACGATTGATGGGGTTGTGGTGGCTTCTCCATGGGTCATCTTAGGTGGGTCTGAATACGCCATTAAGTTAGATCCACAGACGGGGGCATCAGTCAGTTGCCTTCTAACTACCAATTTGATGGACACTACCTCATTCGAGGATTTAGATATCACACATATGAATTTATGTGTTAATGGAGACTCATCGGGATTCTATGCGAAGAAAATGTTTGATAGTTTGGAGGGGAACACACAAATCATTACGCGAATGGTAACGACTAAAAACGAGCACGTGGAGTTAGTTGCACTATCACACCCCACACTCGGGGTTTCGTCGGGTAGACATAATATATCGTTTGCATATGAGGGCGGGAGTGGATATTATAGAATGACGTTTGACGGGGTTGAGGTTGGTAGTGGCTACAGTCATGGGGTCATTCGTTATAAAGAAGGAACGCCCCCACCACTGTTGATTGGTGCGGAAAGTGGTAAGGCTCGTTCGAAGAAAGAAGAAATCGGTATCACTAATCCAAGATTTTTGGTGGGTGAATTCTTTTCGATTGTGATTGGACAGGACGGTAAACACACGCCAGCGGACATCCCAAAGTTACGTTCGATTAATATCGAAGCCGCACTCGGCGACGGTCATATTAATTCGTATTCCGAGGTGTTTGATAAAATGTTTTTAATGCGTCATACTGGTGTGAGGTCAAATAGATATAATATGTTAGTCAAGAATACGGGTATTCTTGACCCTGATGTGCAGAATATGGTCGAGGATGATATCGCCCTTATCGCTCAACGTGTTACGCCTATGCATGTCCGCCCTAACAAGGTGGAATGGGTGGAAGACGTCACTATCGGGAAGATGTTAGTAACATCTTCCCCGCCATCTACCCCAGTTCCAGATGAGCCCGAGATCGAGCCCGTGGTTCCAACGGCTCCGAGTAATCCATCATCTGAGCCGATATTCACCAATACTAACACTAACACGGTTTATGACGGAAACATCAACATCGTATACGACACAATGTTGGAATTTGGTGATCAATTGGGTAGTGATGAAGATGAGAAGGCCACATATAATATACTCCTTCAGTTTGATATTTTTCCCGACAACAACATATATAAATTCGAATTAGTCGATGACAATGGAGCGGGTGATATAACGATGATGTCCCCGAACACCAGTAACTTTTCTATCGGGATGGACGCAGTGGGGGAACATGTATGTCTATTTGTCGACGGGCGGTGGATTAAAACGTTAGGACTTGTGGTGGATTCTCAAAGATATTATCAAATCATCAGAAACTACGACGGGTGGATCGACATTTGGTCTGGTAGTGATATCACTTCCCATGACGCACCAATCAAGCTACACTCATTCGAGACGGCTCGACCTGTGTCGAACTCACGGTTATCATTGAGCTTCTATCATGAGGGGGTGAAACAACAAACAACCCCGAAGATGTTCAGGGTTGTTGATGATTCGAGTGTATATCCCCCCATTGATGAGGATCGGTATTCAACTACGCTCGGTGCATATTTCTGGAATGTGAGTGATTAACGAAATACGTTTTCCTGTTTTAGGAAAATTTCGGAGAAATCGGCGCGAGTCATAGACGTCGTCCATACGCGTCTAAACCCCTCGCTACTAATAATGGTTGGTGATTTCTGCACAAATCGGTCTTTACCAAAAGTTGCGCCCTCTGGGGTCTCACCATCATATTTCACAAACTTGATGTTTGGGTATTCGGCATCGAGGCCATCCCATAGTGGTTCGAGGTGGACCCATGCAGGGTCATTCTTCTTAAATACCACATAAATGTATTTAACCGACGGTTTTTCTACAATAAAACTCATATAACTATATATGCTATCCTATTTCATTGTCAACCATATTATCGACCCAGTTGTGCTTCGTATAATAATACACCCAATTGATATACCTGAAATCAGCCGAGGCTGGACCCTGCACGTTGGCAATAGTCGCGTTATCCTGAATATCTGTGTCTGGTGGGGGTTGGGAGCCAAATGGTAGCTCTGTCGCCAGCTCATCTCCAGCAGATAGCATATGTGATAAACATTCCCCACCGTTCACATTATAAATTTCATCAGCATATATTTTTTTGAGTGGAATATCCCACTCAACGGGGTTATGAAACGGATCAAATGAGTCTCCAATACCACCTATCGGATATACTGGAATTGCCCCGTGTGGGTTGGCAAAATAGGTCTGTCCTGATCCTGCTGGATACTGGACTTGGATGGTGTCATCGATAGCAAGCGGGCGTTCGTGTGTTGGTTCATGCACTGCAACCATACCATACCACATACCAATATACACATCGACTTTGTTAGTTTCGACTGGGTCTATAGCACCACAACAATCATCGCATCGCTTCAATGTGAATGTTAGTGTCACGTTGTTAACAGCACCACTACTAGACTGAGCCTCGGGGTCAATCCAAGCCGAATATTCGACAGTAAAAGTATAATCACCAGTGACAGCATCCCTAGAACCAACAAACGACGCATAATCACGCATATCCCGACCCTGATAATATTCTCGTGTGAGCGCTCTTCTTGATTTCGGGGGGTATGGTGTTCGCCATCTAATACCACCAGCCACAAACGAATTAAACACATCCTTAACGTCAGTGTCTTCCTGAACGGCCACACACTCATTTAATCTAAATTGGACATCTGATAAATCCATGATCGTATCATAAGTTTGGTATTTACCATACACGCGATCGTCAGACATATTCGGTGGGTCGGATTTGGGCGTATTGTTTGTAAAAAATGACGTAATGTCATCGCCGTCGACTTGGAGGCATTCATAAAAGTCGGTGTCTCCATCAGAAATAAATTCAAGATCGCATCCAACGTCCAGTGTGGTCGTTATGTCAACATTACCCGCGACATCATCATAAAAACCAAAGCAAAAATCAGTCGACCATCCAACCACATTACCGTTCATTTCAATCTCATTAACATCACTAATTGACACCGTCCCGAACTCATCAACCCCCTCGGACGAAAAGAAATAGTGGGCAGGTTGGCAATTATCCCTGACTCCACCATCAATAATTTCTTTGGAGCTACTGCCATCCACTTCAAGACGAACAGTTATTGGTGGTTCGCAATTAGTGCGAACACTGACATTAAACCGCTCACCATCCTCAATCGATGAATAACCACTCAACGGTGCTTTTGTTATTTCGATCTCATTCTCGACAAATGGCGCGACAGTCACGACCAAAACCATATCTCGTGTATTATATTTAGAACATTCGGGGCGAATCGATACTAAAAATTCCCCACTCTTCGTATACACATGATCTACTATATTATCATTAGTTAGAATGGTGGTCCCATCACCAAAATCAAAAATCTTTGCATCTGGATAGTTGGTCGAAAATTGAAATGACGTTAAACCCAAATACCCCGATGGTCGATTGACGGTAAGCTCATAAGACATACCATTATTTATACTGCATGTATTGGTTTTTGATGAAATATTTCCTTAGACTGGGACGTCTACCACCGTCGGGACGCCATATCCATTATTTTGAGTGATAACGATGCCCGAGGTGGAGAACCAATTATTGTCATCTGAATAGCTATTCCCCGTGAAAATCGATGGTAGCACCTGACGTCGGCAGTCAATGGAATCGTCGGTGATCACTCTAAATGAGTCAGCCGCTTTTGTGGTCAATCGCTGTATCCGACTATGGAGGTGACCCTCTAACACATAATTGAAAATACCCTGTTTACCGTAATCCCAAATAATTTCTTTGGTTGGTCGCTTAGAAATACCCTTATCCCCATGCAACATAATATACTGGATTCCGTCGATTTCCTCGGAGATGACCAGCGGATTAAATTCTACATCATATCCAATAAGGCGGAGACAGAACGCCACGAGGTCAGACACACCACCTTTGCTATCCTCGACGTTGTTCTGTGTAACCCGATCATGGTTCCCCCCGATCATGGTAATCCTAACAACGTTATTGATATGCTTCAGGAAGAAATTATCAATCACGTCAACTACAATCTTGACCGCTTCCACACCATAAATACCCTGCTCGAGTTCTTTCCATGTGTTCTTGTGGTTGACCCCACTGAAAGACTCGATGAGGTCTCCGTAAAGTTTCACATGAACGTCGTCAAACCTCATCCCATTTACTGCGGTCGCCGCTCTGAGCAATTTTTCCTTCAGAATATCCAAATTATAATCTGGTGTTTTGACTAAGTTGGTTACGTATGCTCCAATATGTAGGTCAGCCAGATGCACAACACCAACCCGCTCGCCGTCGGTGGGTTGTGGTTTTGATGGCGTTGTCTCCCAGAACGCATCCACGAGACGCTCTTTGGCCACCAATAATAGATCGGTCAACTCTTTACTAGCATCCACTTCCTCCTCTTTAATCCGAACCGATAGATTTTTTGTTTTAATCCACCCACCCGTCGTATTCGACGGCTCAATCCCCTCGGCACGGCAGTGATCATGAAATGTCATGAGCGTTTGATCGGGGTCGTTCTCTGGGGTCGGGGTGTGTGTGTGGTTATCCGTGTCCTCCTTCGTAATAGTGATTGGATAAATTCTTCCAGTATCACTCACGGACTCCTCCATGAAAAAATAACCACCATTATTGTATTTGGTGATAACTTCACTGATTCTCCGTCGGTTCACTTCGATATTATACCAACGGTATAGGGTGTCGGATATGTCAGTGAATGATTCACCCGTTACCCCGTTAACGATAATAGCTTGTAGAATGTCAAATACTTGAGTTCCTTCTTTTGCGTGGGTCGACTTCTTAGGTTCCATATAACTATATATTATCATAACACGCTGGATAGTCAAATAAAATATGAGATTTGACTAATTAAAGACATGAGTCATTTTTCCACACTTTTCGAACACGCAATGAGTCGCTTAAACCACGGAGGTATTGTTGTTCTGGATTATGTTAAAATCGTCAAGAACATGAAAGACGATGTTAGTCCCACCTATAAAAACGATTTCGAGGAATTTCAAAAATGTGATCGGAATCTAAAAGTGCTTGAGATTGTATCGGGCGAAACTAATCGAGGGGGTAAACCTTCGTCATTCTCTTGTGTCGTGGGTATTGAAACCGCGAGTGGTATCTTTTCAAAAAAGATCACGATCCCCGCTGAATATCTTGAGGTGATTGGTTATAATATACCACCATCGATCCCCGATGATTGGAAATACAAAAGCAAAGAAGATCGTGATGGTGATCCCGAGGTATTGGTTAAGAGTGGTGATGAGTTTGCAGTTACCACTCCCAAAAAAACAAAGGATTTGGAGTTTAAGAAGCTTTGAACTCCCTAATGGTTTCATAAAGGTTGACAACCATTACATAAAAATTCAATTCTCTGTCAGAAACCTGTGTGTCCTGCACCGCAAAGCGATTAAATATCTTAACAAGTTTGCGAGCCTCTGACGCTACCATGTTAGCATAAACATAATCAGCCATACTTGATATCAACTCACTGAAGCATCCATATTCATGGGAGTTTTCGATATATAATGAGCGAGCCTCTTCGGGGGTTCCCGTTGAGATCATAGTCATCAGCGATTTTGTGAATGACAAATCATCGCATTCAGCCACCCTGAACACACCACCCAGTGTGTTCTGTTGGATTTTATTAATACCTCCTCTGAAATCTGGATACATTTTCATACACATCTGTTTGAATTCGATCATATCTTCGATGGTAATCGATTCCTTAGTCGTTATTCCGAATAAGTGGGTAATATATTCGCGAAGGCTAAAGGTTATATCGAAGCGCTGGAATCGACTCACAATAGGTGCAGTGAGTTTCGACACATCATTCACGGTAAAAATAAATCGAGTTGAGCCGTGTGTGTCTTCGATTATCTCATTGAGTGAGTTTTGTGCTTGTGTGGTGAGTCCATCTGCCTCACCCATTATAATAACTTTAATCTTCCCGTCAAATGAGGCCGATGATGCAAATGACTTGACTTTCCCACGCACAATATCAATACCTCCTTCGTCTGACGCGTTCAGTGTTAGTGTTTCGCAGTCAAGAATCTCGTTAGTAATAATTCGAGCGGTTGACGTCTTACCAATGCCCGCAGTGCCGACAAACAACATATTAGGGATGACTTGTGATTCTTTAAAAGACTCCAGCTTCTTTCGTAGGTCATCATTGATAATGACGTCCTTAAGTGATGTGGGTCTGTATTTTTCCACCCATAGTGTATTTAGTAATTCTTGCATTGTGTGATTGAGTTCGACTCAATATTAGCACATTCTGTTTGATTAGCAACTATTATTTGGTTTTGGTGATTATTTCGGTATGATCGTCAAAAACGTAATCCTCGTCGGTTGATGAACCACAGGTGATGATCCTTGACTCCTCACATGGGATCCATTCCTGACCATTCCGCCATATATTGTCATCCCATGTAGCATCTGCATATGACACACACTCAGAATTGTCCATAAATGATGGTAGCCTGAAGTCATACCTGATACCGTATATGAAATTTGATATATCGGGCGTGTTATTGTCCACGAATGATTCGTAATAATGGGCGTGGTTATTGCCATTACCCCCAATACTACACCCGAGCATCGTGCTATCAGTGACTTCACCCACCAAAGCCCCGTCCCACCCATGGTCAATATCGTTAATATTAAATTCGGCTATTGCTACCGTGTGTTTGGTATTTGATGGGGGAAATATTATTGGGGGTGGTGGGTCGGTGGAGGGTGGTAATAACGAAACTACCTTACTAGTCAAAAAATCAACTCTAATGTAGTTTCTCGATATGGATAATATACCCGATTGGATAATACCACTCAAAACATAAGTGGTGCTTGATACTGGCGATAGTGTGTTATCCTCCACTTTGTAACATACGAATTTGTCATAGGTGATGATGTCTGCTAATATATATAATTCATTTTTATAAAAGCATGAGGTGAAGAATGTCTGAACGGCGTGGTAAATAAAATCCCTCGATTTTCGGAGATCCATTACATGGATACCATGCTCGGTTCTAATAACCACAATAAAATTAAACACCTGAACATCTAACACCGTGTCATTTAGTGGTAACTGTAATCCTAAAAACTCCTCCGTATATTCATCCCCATCCTGATTGAATATACGTAAACTACCAATCGCATCACGCCTCATGCTTATTAATGGATATGATGACGTATCCTTTAATAGGACATATTGATTTCCTTCAATATCACTAGCGTGTTTAAAAACGGCCATGGTAGTTCGAGATGCTTCTGATATACATTTCTCGAACTTGGTGTTTAGTAGTTTACCACTGATATCAATCGACGTTGATGAATACGGCGTAAATGTCTGATACGACCCGTGATCCGTGTTGGAATTTCGTTCGTCACAAAACCTACCCGTGGTTATCTCCTGTGGTGACGAATCTACCCCAACCACCAAATTAGGCTCGGTGTAAACATATGGGTCCCGTATGATCGTATTACTCATATTTCTATTTATCAGAAACGGTATAATGTGAGTATGTAAACGACACCTGTCGTTGAATCATTATTGGGGCATCATAAGTTAGATCTTCGGCTCCAATTGATATTGGAGCACAGTTGTGATAGGTGAATATTTTTCTTATAGCGACTCGCCCAGTCCGTGACGGGACCATATTGATGACGGTGATTTTTGATTTGATGTCGTCCTCGGGTTTTCGAGCGAATAGTCCTTTATGTGCAGTTAGTGTTAGCCATGGACGCAGAACAAAATCCGTGTATGAACTGTTAGTCTCCTTGAAGACCATTGTAAGGTCGGCCATATCAGCCCGCCCCGTCGATATTGGGGTTTTGACGAACCCCTGCATACTACCACCCGTTCCACCGACGTGGTTCGTAGACAGCGACTCACTAGACTGGTTCACGTTCAGTGCAAAGATGCACCCAATGGTGGATTGTGCTGACTCGCCTAGTAGTATTTCGACCGTTGATCGATTGAATTTCCATCCATTAGCATCTCCGTCAACGAGTTCTCGTGATGACGTTTTGAGTATTTCGTTGATTAAATTTTCTTTGTTATATGGTTCTATGATAACAACCCATCGAGCGGACTGTGCAATCGAGAACTGTTCTGAGTTCATCGTCTTGATCATAAAACCAAGCTGATTTTCAAATAACGAGGGTTTACCTACGTGAAACTGATACGGTTGCTCGTAGATAGTAGAATCACAGTCTTCCAATTTAAGGGTATCGTCGAAATTTGTAGCAATGTGGTAGTTCAGCAACGTGAGGTTGTTGTCTATGAGGTCGGTGAATAAATCTGCCATCGTGCCTTTAATTATAACAAGCCCATAATTATAGTAAGCATGATGGACATTACCTTAAACGACATTGCCAATATTATCGACGATAATAAGGGAAATGGTTACTTCTCCACTCAAATGGAGAAGGCACTGAAACCGATGTTCGACAAATTCAAATCACTTAATAAGGACACCAGTGATCTTCAGGTGGCAGACTTATTTAAGCTAGACCCACTGAAAGCTAAACGGCTGGCCGATAGGTATGAAAAAGTTGCCAACTCACTTTTGGATAGGGTTGAGGGTGCTGGTGGGTTATCTGTCGAAAACGCGTCGGATGATTCTGTCGATGATGGTAGTTATAGCGGGGCAAAACATAAGGAAGTTGGTGGCGGGTTTAAGACCGAACTCACTAAAGACAAGGTTATTGATGTGAAGTTGGTCGGTATTATTCCTGATCTATTCGAGGGAATGTTTGTGAGGGGTAAACATGGGGGTGAGATAATGAATGGTGGCCGTGAGGTGAGTGGGGGTGGTGGTGGGGGTCTGATGGGCAAACTGTCTGGGATGTTGGGCGGGGGTCTTGCCTTGGCGGCGTTGGGGGCGTTGGCGATCTTTTATGGCATAAAAAATGATAATAAATATAAGGGTCTCCTGAAAATTGTGGGGGCTGGTCTTTTCAAAATGTCACGTAAAATGTTTGAGAGTATTGGTAAACGACTTGGTGGTTTGTTCCCCGACGGGATCGGGGTCTTCATTAAAGACCATATCAAAAAAATAGGGAAGCGGGTTTTTGCGTTTTTCAAATCAAAGGTGACCAAATTCATGCCGAAAAAAATAAAAGTGGGTAAGGGGTTAATAAGTCGAATTTTTGGTAAGTTGATGAGCGCTATCGGTGCGGTCGGTAAAGGTGGGAAGAAGGGGGCTTCGTTAGTATTTAGGAAAATCCCAGGACTTGGGACTATCATATCGTTTGCTTTCGCATTTTCTCGATTCAATAAAGGTGATTATATTGGGGGTATGTTGGATATAACGGCGGGATTGTTAGTTATGGTTCCAGCATACGGGACGGCATTGTCATTCATCCCAGATGCCATTAATATGTTCAGGGACTTCAAGATGACGTCGGCACAGAAGGCGTCACAAAGCTCGAATATGATGCAGGGTCTCAAAGAATGGTTATCAAATCTAAATTTGGCGAAAAGTTTCACGTTACTGTTTGGTGGTATTGGTGCCATCTTCTCGGGTGATATTGATGGGGGGCTTATTAGTATCAAACAGTCGGGTAGTATCGGTCTTATGCCGTGGCTTGGTTCTATGGTTGACGTCATCCAATACTTAAGAGAAGGTGATATCGCGTATGATGCTGGGTATATAATGGGGCAATATGGTTATAAATTCATAGAATATATAGGCGATCTGGTAGATGATGTGTGGAGCACCACCAAACTCCAATTCGACAAACTGTTGGATAGTGATATGTGGAAGAAGCTCGGTGATGATATTTATGATGGTGCTAAAAATATATTCGAGACCATTAAAAACATGACACTTAAGATGCAAAACAGGGCACGTAATCTGTTAGAGAAATCGAGTAAGATGGTTGTCGCTGTCAGTAATATTGATATGTCACCTGCGGGCGCAATTAAACGGGGGAAAAAATTGTATGATGGTATGTTCGATTGGGCGTATGACTTTGGATCTCGAGTTGGTGAGGGGTCGGTCGATGGTAGTCAACAGGCTAAACAGGATGAACTAGGTGCCCGTGTGAAAGAGATCCGTGATCGGGAATGGGCGAAAAAAGCAGAGAAAAATAGAGATATCAACCGAAAAAAGAAAGAAAAGGCGGAAAAGCGGAAGCTGGAAATGCAACAGAAAGCCATTGAGCTTCAACAGGAGAATAACGAGATTGCTATGGCGGCACTGGAGGAACAGCAAAAAACAACTCAAGTCGTTCGAGCTACTGCCGATGCAAATAAAGGGGGCGCTCAGAACATACTCAATTTCCTCGGGGCAGATATCGAATCAAAATCAGAAAAACTACGTCATCGGGTATTCATGAATATCTACCAGTTAAATGCTTAGGTAAATTGTGGTGAGATTGTTAGTAGCTTAGGATCAACGTTCGAAATATCAGTGAGATTTACTTTTGATGGTTTTTGATCAATATACTGTTTTGTTCCGAGTATGTCGTTGGTATAGGTTCGTTCGTCAAATTTAAATTCATGGACAACAGTTGTTATTAAATACATCCCCAATAACTTGGCAATGGTTTCATCGTTAGTGCGGGCGCCTTTTCCATCCATTGTGACCGATATGAATTTACCCGCTTCTCGCCCAATATCACCCATTATATTAAATGAGATAACGTCATTCAGTAGAACCATACTTTTTAACAGACGGTTCCGCCCATACGAATAAACAACTGATTTAGTGTCACACGGTGCTTCGAATGTTAGGTGATTTTTAATGTCGGCGCGATTTCCAGTGACGTCGTATATATTAACAATATCAAATATTTCGTTCTTACTATACTTCATCGGAATGATTTTGCTGATGTAGTTAGCGGAAAGATATTTCTTGGTCTGGGTGAAGTTTCCCTCCTCAGTATAGACCCTGACCACCGCACCAGCACCACTTGGTGTGTGTGTCACTGTATGGCTTCTCACGAATAGGCCAGCATCTGTATGGTTCATTGGTTCGAAACTGAAGTCGGATACCACCTCGAGTGTGGAGGCGGTGTCTTTGGCGTTACCACATGATACCATCGCGCCTAAAAACCCCGCCACCTTTGCCATTGAGGGTGCTAGTTTGTCACCATCGGGCGCTTCTATCACCACAGAGCCCATATAGCCTTCCCCAAGAATCTTATCTGGCATATTACCCACAGCATCGTAGTATGATAAAAACGGTCGAAGTGTTATCTTCCCCATTTCCTTTTCATTGCGGGGTCTTTCATATTTCAATACACACGGATCATATGATATATCGTTATTAATAGTTCGCCCACTGGTATGTATATCCGTTAGTCGCGAAACAAGGTTATAATGGCTTTCCATCGAGCCAGACGTAGTCACTGATTGTGTAGTGAAAAACACACTCGATTTTGCTCCAAAATCCCAAACATCGGAGGGGGTTAGGTTGGATATGTTTGCCTGTGGGGTGCCATCATTATTGGGCAGCACCAATATCCGACGATTATTTAGTTCACTGTCGTCCACATCCATATCTGGTGGTGCGGCCATGCCATGCCATGCATGTCCTACTTTGGGGTTTAATGGATAGTGGTTTGTTACTTTCGGTAGAAGCGGGCGATAATCATATGCGCCGCGAGAGCGAGTATGTAGTCCGTTCAGTGATTCGTATATTATTTCATAAACCGATTCACCCGTCTTATCAGCGGTATATGACAGCTTATTAGCAGGGAATGCTCTGGGGTATTGAGTTACTCCCGAAATGTTATAGGCGGCCCCGCCTCGCCCAGCAAGACCCGATGTATAATCAAATGGGTTAGTCGACTTAAGTATTCCCGTTTCTATCCCCTCGAAATATAACGTGGCCGTCTTGGATGAGAATTTCTCACCACCATCCTTAACTTCAGTGATCATGTAGGTATGTTGTATCAATCCACTCCCCTGTAGTCGGGTAACCCCATCCCATACCTTACCATCACCGAGCGGTAAAATTTTTATATGTAGTAAATCAAATCCGTCGTTTTTAAATGTAAAATCCCCCAAAATGCCACCACCGACTTGATCATAGTCGGGACATTGATCTAAATTTGAGGCAAGTTGACCCAACACTCGCCCAATTGACATGTTTTCGTTCTTAAAAACCAACACCCCTTCCTGCTGAAATCCTATCATGTTATCCTTTAATGACAAATTGACTATATTTCGATTGGGTATTTCGACATGAAATTTCGAATTATCCAATACAATCGAAACAAGATATCGCTCTCCATTAAATACACAGATACTCGGACTGTCATCGGTGTTGTGTTGTGCAACAAATGACGCTTTTGGGAAGTCTGACGGAAAATTAAACATTTTTCATTATATTGGTTATGTCGAAACACACAGTTCGAGTTACTCCTAAATTGAATGGGGTGAATACCCCTATTTCCCCGTCGGTTAGTAATGTGTTGCCACGTTCGTCTATATTGATCTGTGGGACGCCTCCATGTAGTAAATTACGCCACGGCTTGTCGGGGGTTGCATACCCCTCCAAATCGTCCAACTCCAACGCGTCAATAGTAACGGTGACTTCCTCGTTCCAACTAAAGCTATTCTGTGCGGTGTAAATGAGCTCGGTTGTCCCCTTACAGTTTTCGGGTGATCTTATTATCAGATCCGATGCTTTATCGGTAGCGGTCATTTTGGTAAAATACGAATTACAGTTTGTGTGTCGGATAGCACACATGTTAGGGTCAGTGTCGAATACCAACTCACAGGCACCACATCCGATAATTTTCTGTAATAGGATTGGACTAAACTCCATGAATTCGATTTTGCGCCATGATGACGGCTCGCCTGTGTTGATCTCGAATACCATATCCTGATGCCATTGCATCGGTTTACACCCATTCCTATTAAACCTAACGTATACATCATCATACAGAACCATCCCACTAGGTGTTGGTTGTGTTGTTAGCAAATAGTCGCCGAACGGTTCGGGTATAACTCCCACGTCAAGCCCATATACCTTTTTCGTCTCAGCCCAGAAGGGGCGGGTATCATAGAGTGGTATGTTGATTATAAAATTGGGTGCTGGGGTGGATCGGTGTTTATAGTTCTCAAGTATGTTGGGGTCGGAATCTTTATCTCTCAGTGTATATGAAACATCAGCTCGTTTGATGTATTTATAGTGATATCCCGACTCCATCACCATGTCACTGATTTGATTGTCAGTTACCCAATCACCGTCATCATCCCTGAACATTCGGGTCCATATTGCACTACCACACCCAATGTTACATTTACAATTATTGATCACGAAACACGGCCCATTACTCCCCCCATCAGGCACCTTCATCCGCTTATATTTATACGCTCTGCCCTTCTTCAGTTTAAACGCATTACCATTAGGACACTCCCACACCCCCACACCAAACCCAACGTCAGGTTCTGCGCCTGAATAAAAGAATACCCCGAAGTTGTTACTATCCCTGAATCCGTCCCCCTCACTATCTACCCAGTTCGTAAATGAGAAATCAGCATTAGTGGCGGAATCTTCATATATAATATCATAGTAATCACGGTAAGTCTCGAACGACTCCTTTGGATTACCCGCTGGGGAGTAGAATACGGCGCGGCAATCACATTGTGACCACCCAACAGTGTCTTTCGTTGGCTCTGGGTTAATAACTGACGAAAAATTAGAAATATTGTGATATTCGCAGTTGTCATCATGATCATACCCATTAATAACTTCAGTGGCGGGTGTATCCTCAAACATCCACACAAATGGCGTGTGTTTACCCGCTGGAGCTACGACGTTTATTCCCGTGCTCATAGGTAACCCCTCTACAACGTATGGGGTGATTCCGAATACATCTGCAGTATCTACCTCTACTGAGCGCAACCATGCCCCCTCCGTGGCCACATCGCCGTGTTTGTTGACTCTGAGTATGATGTCTGACGTGTCCATCGTCACTCCACCAATCGCCCCGCACATGCTATCTGACATATTTATATCAACTAAGTTTTTATTTTCACACTGGTCATCGGTTATGGTAAACGGGAAGTCGGGGACACCGTTACTGTCATTCCTAAATAACGGATAATATATATCATTCTCGCCACACGCGATTGGTAACTCGGTATTATCAAAATCAAACAACCAAGCAGATTCGCCCGAAATATCTGTATCATCCCGCTGTGCTTTCATCAGGATGTTATCGGCCATTGTTGAGTTTTTATGGGGAAACGCCCCGTCGTCAATGAGTGTAGTTCTGTATAGGGATATACTTTCACATGCCGAGAGTTCTGTTTCATCTGCCCAGTATGCATTCTCCACTAAATGTTGGTTAATTTGGTCGTCATGACTGATATACCCAACCTCAGTCACATCATCAACCCCCTTTCCCGTCCACTCGAGACCATACCCACTAAGTCCTCGGTTTGGGTATGGAAATCTGAATTCACTATACCCGTTCCACAGATTGAATCGAGCTGTGTCGTTCATAATAACACCCGAGCCGCGTTTTAGCCACGCACCTTCGATATTATCATCCACTATCTGCCATACGACGTCAGAATCCTCTAGTGTGGTCCCAGCCGTAGCTCCAATCGATATTAAATTAGTATCTTCGATGGGTATCGAATAATTTTCGGTCGTATCGGTCTCGAATAATTCGAGGTTATTACTGCCAATTTCGAATGTCTTTTCGATTCCAATTGTAGTGGTATCCCCTATAGCACCAGCCTCGCTGATAAAAAGACTATCACTGATAAATCTATCAGTCTCTTTATATAAATCATACTTAAGCCCCTCACTCTCATCAAAAACGTTTATCAGTTCACTTGGCGGGATTGACCCATCAAACATGTCCAAATATGCGTCGAACACGCCAAACGAATCATCATTGGGGACTATCGGTAGTTTTGCTTTATTTCGGGTGTTCACTTCTTTAATTATCTACTCTTCCAGAATATCCTGTAGATTATCAAGAAGTTCGCTCACTTCAAACAATTCGTCAGCATCGTCATCACCCGATCTTATCAGGTTAAAATAACACTCCAATTTATCATAACATTTCTCGGCTAGTTCGATGTTCATCATGTGAATAATTACTGAATTTGTGATCTATAAAATTTTTCTATGCAGATAAGAATGACGTGATCTGATAATTGGTTCCAGAGAGCGAAAATATATCGGCTGTAGATCGATCAATCCAGTCTCCTGATGGGTAATCCCCTGATAAATAATTAGTCGTCCATATGGGATATGACTGGGGGCATGACGTTAGTGGTGGGGATGCATACGTTAGAATATCACTGCCGCGTTTACGACGGCCATTCATATCACCACTCAGTGATGGATCAGCCCATTCGTAAGTATCGGTTGTTGTTGAATACAATAAATTTCTAGATTCATATTGAATATACATATACCAAAATGAGTCACCAGAAAGGTAATCTGGCGTTGGGTTAATGTATTCATCGACATACTCGTCACTACTCGCGGGCGGTGGATATTCTGGGTTTGGTATCCATATATCATCTGCCACATTCCTCATACTTATCGTCATGTATGCAGTGTATTCGGCCTCCGCCGTGACTGGATATAGGGCACCAGCGGGGGATGATGGATTAGGATCTAGGACATATAATGGTGTGTTCGTGACTGGGTTTGCGGTTAACCCCGTCCCGATTTCCCGTGTATAATATTGCTCCAAAATATACGGGTCATTATTAACATCTTCGGCAGTCAATGTGGACACACTCATCGATATTTCGTTAGTTTCCCCTTCGCCTGATATCCAGTCCGTGTCCGTCAAAACCACTGTCAATGGGTTATAACAATCATTTAAATCCACAAATGGGGTCGGTGGTAGTATTGGATCTGGGGTAAATGGTGGTGGGGTAATATCAGGAAACGGTAATGGTGGCCGCTGATATAACCCATCATTGGGTATCACGTTCCGATTTGAGTCACTGAATGGGGTTGCTTTGATAATTTTTGTTGTAGTCAGACACCCCTGCGTGTGGAGCCATGCATTTCCCATGCCAACTGGATCTGTCCATGCAGTTCGCTTGGAATTATGTTTATTTGGATTGTATTTATGCCCCCCATCATCATCATGATGGCCGTTATTGGTCTCATACGCATCTTTATAAGTATGTGAGTGCTTTGGCATCATTTCTATATCCATCTGCCGCGTCAAGGTGCCATCATTACCATTAACCAGTAGTTCACTAAATGTGCCATCATTTTGCTGGACACATATGCGACCTTGTAAGTTTGGAACCTCATCCGAGCCAAGGGCGTCGAATAAATCACGGTAGGTGTTTTTGTCAAAAATTGAACCATCACATACGATCCATCCGTATGGCGGATCGTCTCCAAACCACTCCATTATAGTCCCGCATGGCATGGATCGCTGGACGAGCATATCGTTAAATATATCCCGTCTGGTTTTATATTGGTCCCCCATATATTCAATTATCACATAAGGGTTGTCGTCATTCACTGACGGCAACACCGTTGGTGCCGACTTACATATACTGGCAACACCAGCACAACAGGTTGTATTAATATTTGTCATTACTTCTTATTTTTATTATAGGGATTAATGCATACCACGGTTGCATTACCATGAAAGGTGTCGCTTTCGGTATAGACGGATCTGAGTTATTTATGTCAAAAGGGTCAGTTTTCTTATGCCTACCCTCGATATCTTTATCATGCTCATTTGGGTGGATTGTCCTACCACCATCATTTTTATCACCATGCCTATTTCTGATAGTTCGGAAGTAATCGACATACTTATGGGCATGTGGTGGTATAGTGTCCTCTGATAGTCGATGGAAATTAGCACCCCATGTATACCCGACCGTAGTGGATTCATCACCCAATTCGGACAACATTCTATACACCCCAGTATCCCGCATGACGGTGATGCGTGCGGTGGCATCTGGCATAACGTTAGTATTAGTAATATGGTGGAGTTCTTGATGGCTTTCTATCTCAAATACCTGACCTTTTGCCACTTCCCAGTTGAATGTCTTATACTGTGTCGAATCCCAACCAACGTCGTGCATATATGTCATACACGCACACGGAAACATAATATCATCTATGAGTTCAATTGTGTATATTATCGGCTGGAGTGCGACTCTTGATTCACCCGAGGCGCTATCCACACACACCAATAACGACGTTGACGTTATTGGCGACCTATACCCACACGATACTACGTCTTCGAAATTATCAACGTCATCTAATACACTCATAGCTTTATTTATATCGTAAGTTTAAAACTTATACTGGATCGGGTATGGATTGTCGACTTTTATAATTCGTCTGACCGTGTATGAGGGCTGAAGGTTGCTATACTCTCCAGTTGATCCCCCTGATGGTTCTGTTATCCTATTAGAGGTGTGCGTCGTCTTGCCCAGTCGGCGACCATGGTCATTTTCATAGTGACCTGTAGCGTGATCGTTTTCTCGGTGTATTTTAGAGAACCAGTCGGTATAATCATGCTGGTGTGGGGGTAGATGCTCGGCTGATAATATAATAGACTCCTCCCCGCCATGGTCACCCACGTTCGCAAATATGCTAACATCTGGGGTCGGGTCAGAGGACAGTGGTGGTGGTGTTCTATGCTCTCCATCTGGGTGACACCCAAATATGACGTCGCCTCTACTGTCAGGAAGCTTGTTGTCAGCGGGCTCGCCGAGTTGTTTGTGTAATTTGGGATAGACTAATGGATCGTAACTACCCCCATCACAGAACATCCAACCAACTGGTGCATCGGTTATATTACTCGCCCAATCCATCACCGTCCCGACCATGATATAATCACCCATCATCCCGCGTAGGTCTGGTAGTGTTATCTTGAGTAATTCGGAAGACATGCATATGAATACGCGAAGTGTGTCCATATCGTCATCCGAAAGTGCTCTGATATCTGCTTCAGGTAGATCACAAATTGTAGCTAACTTGGCACCTATTTCTTGCGCAGAATCTTCTAAAAAGCTCATACCTTTACTTATGTATTTTTTTATACATATCGATGATTTCATCGATATGGGGCACGTCCATATATTGTTCCAATTTATCCGTGTTCAATATATTATTCACCAATACCAATTGTTCATTACCGATGAGAGTATCCACACTCATTGTTTTTGGTCGTTTACCCGTATATTGCTTATATATTCGATCCAGACTGCTGGTTCCAGTGTGTGCAACATTAAATACGCCAGTGCATTGATTTTCGATTAGAGTAGTGACCGCATCAACTACTAGATCTAAACTTGTATATGAATTCTGTTGAGTTATAAAACGCTGATAGCCCAACATTTTTGTTAAGAGATTTTTTGGATGTTGTGTATGATCAAAGAATAGCCGAGGGCGTATGATCAAATCATGGTCATGTAATGAGTATTCACCTATCAACTTCGTAGAGACATACCTACAATGTGATACTATATTTGATTCCTCTGTCTGTGCTTCGTCATTTCGGTCATACACACACCCAGTGCTTATATGGACAAATGGTATGTTAGTTGTTTTCAATGCCATTGATAGGTATTTCGGAATCTGGCCGTTCATCGCCATGGCATCATCCCAATTTTCTGGAGACTCACACCACCGAGTGTCACTGTTACCCATGCAGTTAACGACGGCGTCGTATTGCGATAGGTTAAATTTGTCAACTAGATGTGTGATTGACCCCTCGACGTCGGATAGATTCACATCAAACCCGTCTGCCCTAGAAATTAGTTGATAGTTATGGTTCGATGCAAAACGGGATCCCAAAAACCCATTACCCAATACTAGAAAATTGTTGTTCTTCATATTTTAATTCAGTTGCTGTTCGTAGGCTCGAATGCGTCCCCGCATCTGTCCAGTATCCTTCCAATTCGACCAATTCCATGTTTTCGGCGCTACATATATCAATAATCGCATTATTGAGATCAGTCACCTCCAACTCACCTCGGGCGGAGGGAGTTAAGTTGTTAAGAATATGCCTAAATTCAGTATCATAACGATACCCATATATACCACTCATGACGTCATTCGATACGTATTCTTCTGGCTTTTCAACAATTCGCTGTGTCGAGTGATCAAAAACACCAAATCTTTCGGGCGTTTCACTAAACGTAGTGGTTAACACAATTTTGGTATCTTCAGTCACTAGAGTGACTGGGATCGGGTCGTTGAAGATGTTATCACCCAAAACAACAAAAAAGAAATCGCCATCATGGACGAATCCGTGTGTTAGTTTAATCGCATCTGCAATACCACCAGCGGCCTCCTGCACCTTATAGGTAATACTTCCCCCAAATTCACGACCACTTCCGAAATACGAGATAATAGAGCCCATATGCTCACGCCCCGAAATGATCAGTAGATCGGTGATACCAGCCTCAATTAATTTCTCAAGTGGCCACTGTGACATGGGCTTACCTGCTATATTAATTAGGTGCTTGTTTGACACTCGATTCAGTGGCGCAAGACGGCTACCCGTCCCACCCAACAGTAATACACCTTTAGTTAAACTTGACATATTGATATGATAGTATCCGTGAATTTATGAAACGGGAACTCACCCAACTCATCAACCGTAAATTCTGTTCCGATGTTCTTGTTTAGTGTGTGTAGTCGATAATCCAGATATAGCTCCATCGGAGACTCTAACACATCATCACCATACCATTCATGATCAAATGGATACATTAGCTTCAATTTCTCCAACCGTTTATCCGTCTCAATGAACACTTCCAGAAAGAATGGTTGCGATTTCCAATCAGAAAAAACCCCCTCTTTTAGTATTTTGTTATTATGTCGGATAATAACCCTTCTTGATCGGAAACAACTAAGCCTCTTCTTAAACTCATCCATTATGTTAATAATTAATGAACATTTTTACTGTGTCAACTATTTTCTAACCACATGCCTCGCCAGTGGAAATAATGGGTATCAATTGGACATGTTCGAAGCCCCCTAAATTCGTATTGGGGGCATAAACCTCAGATGATAATTTTATATGAGCACCCGACGTTCCATCGGTGTTTGGTGGTATACTGGTCGCACCACTATCATATGAGTGTGACGTCCATGAACCCAAAAATGGAGTTCGTGTTGGTGATGCATTCAACTCGGCTCCCACCAACACGGTTCCCCTTAGATCGGGAACCCTGAAACATGATTGATGCAGTTCCTCATCACTTAACCCCCCTCGGTATAGATGACCAATAGCATCAAACAGATTAGGGAATACTGTCTTATTGTATACCGACCCATCACAAATAAGCGCCTTTGTGGGTATACTTCCAGTCGTGCCCGCATACAGTGAAATAACACCTGCGGGTGACATTGAATTCATTAGTGTTCGCTCCATTACCATCATATTATATGTTAGTAGATGAACCAGTTCGCCTATGCACATGTTTTCGTCAGGTTGCTCCAATAATGGACATGCAATATCTGGTAATGTGTTGTAAGATGGGATTGCCATATTTGTAATTACTATTTATTCCATGTAAAAGGGAGTTGATAACCCGCCTTCAGAATTCTCATTTCGTATGTGGTTCAGAAGCTCCTCTTTCTCAGCCAGACCCTGTGAAAGAGCATCCGTCCCATTAATAGTCACGCCACTAACGGAATCCGCACCAGCAAACTGCGTTAGTATGTTTCCGATCATGATCTTAGTCAGTGCGGTTGTATAATCACGAACCCACATCTCACCTATCATCTCACTGATTGGGCGTTCTAAGTATAATCCGAGTAAGTATGCAACCCTAGAAGAATTAGGAATAAACGACCCTTTATTTACTCTAAGCATTTGTGATCTTTTGTTGAAATTAAATGAAATATTCGAATGGCCGAACATTCGGTTGATGTTTTCGATATACTGACGGCTTATATCATAAGTCACTAAATCATACCCAGAGGATCTAAATCGATTTCCCATCCCATCATATCCAAAAATACCTTGGGCGAACGCAAACTCGAAATTAAACAATAAATCCCCCTCATTAGTTCCCGTATCGTCCACCGTAAATACATCGACAACTTTACGCTGTTCGCCTCGCATTGATGGATCTTTAAACCCGCCGTGGACGATTGCCGATAACCCATATTCTTCCGAACTTAAGGTTTCATAGAAACGTGCATTAATACCGACGTCGGATGGGGTGTTAGGTAAGCACCACCAGTTGTCTAATTTCACACCAAATCCAGTTGATGATATTACATTATAAGAGCCTTCATGTGAAGGTGGTAAGCGATGGTCGATTGTAAATTTAATCTTCGCATTAATATACTCACCGTTGGTAGTCACCCCATCACATACAAGAAATGTTACGCCCCAGCCAGTATTGATTTCCAATGGTTGGACTCCACCCACTGTGCCGAATGGAACAGATGATACTTCGACGTGGGTCGCGTTTGATGGGTCCCATCCTTCCGTCACATCAGCGCAAATATCCCACCATTCACATAGTGTTATATTAGGGTCTAAGCAATCCTCACCTTCCACTTTATGTTGCTCCCAATTTACTGGGTAAACTTCAGCAACATTAGAATCGGTGTCAATTTTAACCCATGCGTCAATTAATGTGGTTCCGTGCAAATATTCCGTATCGGGATATGCGGATAACGGTTCGACCTCAACCCGTGTAGATCTGGATACATCAAAATCCCATGGGCTATCTGGATCAAACTTGACCAACATGTCAGTTGCTTGCGTCTCCGACCCATCCACATTCACGGCAATCCCTTCCGTTTTGGTTGTGATGACGGAGCGATTTAGTAATGACACCGACTCGCCAATAAGTGATTCCGTAACGTCCACGGACGTCAACACTAACTCCTCGGTGACGTTATCACACGATAGTGTGGGATTCGTAACGTCACAGTAGCTACACGCATCAACAAGATCATCCAATTTGACTTCACAACCATCACCCAACACCTCATCCTTGAATATCAAATATTCGACGTCATACCCCGCATATCGAGTAAATACTTCCAACGATTCGTTGATGTTCGACGCAATTGCTTCATCGGAAATAATTGAGGTGACATCAAAATCTGGGAACCCGAGCCTGACCTTAACGCGCTGTGCTAGATCGGCATATGTTCTGATGTCCGAATTTAAATTAGTCGCTGCTGTCCATGAATCGGGAACCACTGAGTCTGTTGTTTGTTGTGACATTACGTTGTTAATTATATTTATATGCTGTTTCTTATGGAGTTTCATAATTAGTTGCATGTTTGATGAGTTACCAGCGGAACTAGTGAAGCGGACATTTATTAAGTTCGACTACTTAAACCCCACCCGAACTGATGACGATACAATCATCAGCGTCAGTAATGGGCGATATTATCAATCATCATTGAAGGGGGTTCTTGATTTTTCTATGAATTTCAACAGTGTGAATTTCTTGTTAGGGGGTAAATATGACTATTCTCCATTTGCGGTCGCTCCTATATCTACAGTATATACACGTAATATACCCGATCAATCGTGTGATTATGTTAAAACGCCAGAAATATTCCAATACTGGCTAACGGCTCCCGTTAATGACTGGGATTTTTCAAGTGAAGATCAAATGTTTCACAAAAAAACTAATTTCATCCCCCTCCGCTCTACCTTTACCGAGACCAATGACCGATGCTATACCACTAATTTCAGAGCATACGCCACATTCAATTTCGGCGAAAACGGTAATGATAAGTATACACCCGAGTTACTATACACAACCAAAACTGAATATTCTGTTTTTGACGAGACACAGACTGAATTTTATTTCAGCATCCCCGACTTCAGTCCACCCATCCCCATGAGTGGGGATGACCCTACGTTGGATTTTGTAAAATTTGGGGCAATTGCGAATACTCGCTCGGATAATTCAGACTCCATTGTGTGGCGAGATTCTAACGGATTTCTCAAAACGTCATGGTTGCGGAACAAGAACGGCATTGGTTGTGGTTCGGGTGAGTGGGTAGACACGTATAAAAGTGACGTGCTCACTCACGTCCCTACCGAACTCGTCCTATTGAGTGGTGTCGAATATCAATACGTTCGTCCATTAATAACAACAGATGATGAGATTAACAATAGTATCCAAAAAACAGACGCTATTGTTTATAAGTTCGGGGGAGTAGTTGGGTCAGAGGTAGTTGATGATTCATCATTTAATAATGATGGGATGATCATTTAAATAGTGGTGATGAAAAACGACTGGTCGATATTGATACTGAACCCAGTTTCGACTTCAAGCATCGCAACAATGGGGGTGGTTAGCTCCTGAATTGCCTCATAGATATTCCGATACATATCACTGCTGATAGTATTGATCACCTCTTGCTGTTCTTGTGGGGTGAGTGTGGTGAACTCAATTACGGACTCCTCATTATCATGAAAAAGTGTGATTGTTTTTACAAAACGGACTAAGGTATACATAAACGCGGATTTGGTAATATCCTCCACGCCAACCCCATCTTTGTTACTGACATTATCTATAATTCGGTCATAACGGATTGTGTTGTATAGTGAGGGAATTTTCAAATCCACCAACATACCATCACTCTTTCGCCCCACTGTCATTTCATCACGTTTGGTAGTTTTATTCACTTTCATGGCTTTTTTAAGACATGTATCGAGTGCTACCTCGATCGATTCATCGCCATCCCCCACTACGGTAATATCGTTGCCCATCAATCGCCTCAACTGGAGCATAATGACATTAAAGTCATATAACCCAAAATCCTTATAAGTTACCCCAGTTTTTAAAATGAGTGTGTCCTTCAGGATATCCCCCATCAATTTCGAGAATTTAATAGAAAATGACCCATCCCGTCCTGCAATAAATGAACTATCAATCATTGTGATGTGCTTGGCATTCAATGGTAGTAGTTTAACCTCGTGCCCCGAAACAGGTAAAGTGAATGTTACGGCCTGATCATCGTTGAGGCTTTTAAGATTTTCCAGTATTGATTTGATATCATCGTTCATATCTCTATATATACATCAAAACTTCTAAGTCAACTACATAATTACTACCATGACTAATAATCAAAAAGTCCCATGTTCAGTTTGTGGGAAATTGGTGGATACGGGATTAACCCGAAATGGAGATCCTATATACTGTAACAAGTTTTGTCGGGCGCGGGCGAGTGTTGAAATTCGTCGAGGTGTCAGGCGAGCTTCTGCCCCATCCAGTCGGGTGGCTATTAAGCGAACTGGGGTGAGATCATGTGGATCATGTGGTAAGCGCCGTTAAAACACTGGATGTTCCCCGCGCTCATATGATACTACTATCGAGTCATCGATATCCTCGTCATATGCTTCCATATACATTCTGCCCGTTTTGTTATCAATAACATAAGTGGACACTTCATCGTTAACATAAATGTGGGGGACCGAGAACTCTGTAAACATGTTCACTAGTTCTACAACGCTGTTATATTCTGTATTTTTCATTTGGTTTTAGTTGATTTTATATGGACAAGTCCGTCCATCATGATGACTTCGTCGTCATTATTAATTATGAACTTTTTAAATTGACTTGTTTCCAACTTGGCGGAAATAATCTTCTTGGCCAATGTCATTGGTTTAGATTTTCGCTTTTTCCCATCGGCGACGGGTGGAGTATCTTGGGCGACCAACACCTCAGACGATATCACATACGGGAACCATATGAATGTGGTTGGGACGTCGTCGGTAATTGTTCGGACATACATATTATGTGGCAAGTCGGGCGACTCTACTTCAATGTAATTCATGAAATATGTCGTCAGGGTGTCTGTGAGTTTACTTCTAGCTTCACAGAATAAATTATAAACCTCCTCATCCTTGGCGTCTGGTAATATGGAATGCATCTCGTCTTTAACGTCACAAAAACGCATACTAATTAGGGACAATCGATCCTTAACTGCCGCATCGTAGTAAGTTTGTCCTTGATCCACCACATAATTAGACACCACACCAAGGGCAGAACGGTAATCAAGGAGACGGACTTCTTGATTACCGTTAAGCACTTCCATTGCTACTGTTGAGTTGAACATGGTTACATTATAACCTAAATTTTGGACTAGTCAACTTCTTCGTCGTCATTTCTGATGATTAGGCATTCCGTCGTCAATAACAACCCAGCTATAGATGATGCGTGGAGTAGTGCTGAACGAGCTACCTTAGTGGGATCAATAATACCCATTTCGAACATGTCCCCGTATTTTTTAGATGCAACGTCATATCCATAGGTGATACTACCGTAGTTTTGTATATCTCTCGCTACGACGTCACCAGAGATACCCGAGTTTGTAACCATCTGTTTTAGTGGTGCCGTGATTGCATCCGCAACAATCTCCATACCACGTCGCTCATCGTCCCGCATCATCTGTGTCCCATACTCGGAGCACCATTCTAGCGCGTGGATGAATGCCGAGCCACCGCCCGTCAAAATACCCTCCTCGATAGCCGACCGAGTCGCATGTAGGGCATCTTCAACTCGTGCTTTCTTCTCACGCATTTCCGATTCAGTGTTACCACCAACAGATACGATTCCAACCCCATCGGAAATTTTAGCCAATCGATTCCGCAGAAATCTATTTTTCGGTGCATCATCAATTTGGGTGCGGATCACATCTTTCCGTCGAAGGATTGCGTTCTTATCACCCCCACCTTCCACGATAGTGGTGGACGTGGGCGTAATCACCCCCTTATTAATGCGCCCAAGATCCGTCAACTTAGTCGATTTTAGCCCACCATTCAGCTCCGTCACTACAGTGGCTCCCGTGAGTATTGCAATGTCTTCGAGAATGGCTTTTTTATCATCGCCAAATGACGGTGCAGATACGGCACACACATCCAGTGCGCCCCGAGCTTTATTGACTACCAATGTCGACAAAGCCTCACCCGAGACTTCTTCGGCTATAATCAGTAAAGATGCGTTTTTTCCGACGACTTTCTCCAATACAGGTAAAAGCACTTTAAGGTTGGTGATTTTCATCTCGGCTATTAGAATATATGCGTCCGTTAATTCACACACCCCTTTTTTCTCATCTGTCATAAAATGAGGACTCAAAAACCCCTTATCGAACTGCATTCCTTCGACCACTTGAAGTGTCGTTTCCATAGAACTTGCTTCTTGGATGGTGATTGTTCCGTCACGGCCAACCCGTTTGATGGCATCGGTGATCAGATCGCCAACTTCGTCATCCCAATTGGACGACACCGTGGCGATCTGACGAATCTCTTCCGCAGTTTCTACCTGTTTCGATATGGCGGTCAGACCTTCGGCAATCCGCTTTGCGCCGCGATTAATCCCACGTTGGACGTCAATTGGGTTTGCCCCTGCGGTTACGCTTTTAAGCCCCTCCCTGAAAATAGCTTCGGTGAGCACGGTCGCCGTGGTTGTCCCATCACCAGCCATATCTGACGTCTTCGTGGACACTTCTCGGATGAGGGTTGCTCCGAGGTTTTCATACTGGTCATCTAAGTTGATGTTTTTGGCAACGGTTACGCCATCTTTAGTGATGATGGGCGAGCCTTTAGTTTCAATGATGACATTGCGACCCGATGGCCCTAGTGTCGATTTTACTGCGTTTGTGAGTTTGGACACTCCAGTCAATAAAGCCTTTCGTGCCTTCTCATCGTATTTCATTTCATTAGTTGTCATTAGATTTCAAGTTTTGGTTTTTCTGCATCTCGGCTGAGATGTGGGTTTTCTACCTCGTCGTGGGTGAACCCAAAGGATTCGATGGTGTATGTCGGATCACTCGTGTCACGCAATTCAATGGTTCCGCCGATTTCCTGACCCGATGGACTATATAATGGCGGTTTGATGGTTCCATCAGCCGTCGGCATATCACCGCCATGTAAATCTCCATTCTCATCAAGTATGAGACTAACAAATTGCATACGAATTTCGCGACTACCACAAACTTCTTCAATGGCCGTGCAGTTTTTAAGTGGAAATACATCATCCGATAGTGAATCCCTGTTTGTGTATGAATTATATAGGGTTTTTAGATTGAGATCAACGCACTCTCTGAACTCCACATCAATATCGGATGGAACCTTAATTTTATCCACCTTAGTAATTGGGACGAAATAAATGATGTGATAGTATGACATCGCTTTTTTGGTGATTTCCAGTGACTCCAAAAAGAAATCGGATGATACCTTACCCCTCGAAAATAAATACATAGTGCATGCTAGATTGTCTAATAGCGTTCGGTCATGAATGACACGGCGATTTGTATCCCGTTTAGCCCAAATGTCTTTTGCTTGCTTAAACATATAATCACGTATGAGACGCTGACTTTCTTCCGTCCCATTCTCATATAAATCCAACCCATCGATATCCCTATAGGATCCCTCTGGTAATTGATATCTATCAAACTTTTCCATAAAATCCCCGATAAGCGTGGATTTCCCTACTTTAGTTGTTCCTGTTACTCCTATAATCATATACTACTCCTCGATTTTTTTAACTTGCATAAATACGTTTCGCTCGGCCACTAGGACAGACTCGCGCCCATCAAACTCCATGACTTGCATACCAGTAGTCTTCGACACGACAATAAGATCACCGACCTTTGTCTGACTGACATCGCGCCCTATCTTCAGAACTCTGATTACGTCATATAGTGTTTTATTTTCACCACCGTCATCTTGAACAAACAAGCCACCTTCTGTCTTTTTAAATCCCTGTTCGTCCTTATCATTATCAACATACTCACCCAAAATGACATCATCATACACCATGGTAATGTCATATGAGTCTGTCGAGATTCGATAATTCATATTATCCTCAACCTCCACGCCAACCGATGTGGCGGCATCATTAGATATTTTTGGGGTATCCATCTCAACGATCAATTCATCGATCGGTTCGTTGGGGTCGTTCTTTTTCTTTCGTGCCATATATTTATATTATGCCTTGATTTTAGTTTGTCAAATGATAATTAGTAATATGAGCAATTTTGAAGAAACGACTAATTTATTCATCGCAGAGCGGTTCGGAACAACCAAAACAACCGATTTGATTCATTCGAAGAAAGATTTGTTTTCCGAGAGTGATGAATTGAAAGATAGGGTGTCATCACTGTCCGAGGAAGATTGTATCAAATTAGACACCTTCATCTCAACCCTAGAGCACTAATCGTGAAAACGTTTTTATCAGAATACGAGAAGATCATTCGGTTTCTAACGGAAGCTGATGGGGGGGTTGACGTGTTACCAGACGACGAGGTGAGCGAACTTGGGGTTGACGTCGAACCAAGCGCTACCACACGAGAAATTGACTTAACGCAACTACTGCTAAATGCGTTCAGGTTTAAACCAACGAAAGAATTTTCCGCTTACGTTAATATGCCGCGATTTCATAATCTGAATTTGTCGGATAAGGTCGCCACCATTCGGAACGTTATCAATAAACATCAGGACAGGCTTGTTATGGAATCAGAGGATTTAGTGCCAGAAGATCCCGCCGAGTTCGGGGAGATGGAAAGTGATATCGACAATGACGTCGATATCGATGATATGGATTTTTTCAGGCTTATCATGCGGGCGTTAAATACAAATCCACACCTAATGACACCCGCATTGTCGAGCTTACCCACTACGGCAACGGCTGATAACTATGAGAGTATAATCAACAGTATTGAAAACGCTCTATTTTAACTCTCGTTCTCGTCTTTAATTTTTTCATATTCGACGGCGCGTCGTTCCTTTAGTTTGGCATCTATAATCTCAGCCGCGATTTCATCACATTTTTGGTAATCTGGCGTTTCTGCTGAAATTTCACTAACGAATTCACAAACTTTTTTGTAACTTGACATATTTCTAATTATATCGACGTTGATAATATGTCAAATGAAATATAATCAAACGAAAAAGTGAAGTCCACATTCACGCTCTCCACAACCGAACTATCAAGATTTAGCTCGCCTAGTTCGGTTGGAAAAACACCGTGATATGTAAACGATCCAATCGGCTTTTCAAATTGATCCAACATTAGTATAGTGAATGTCGTCGAATAATCACTCTTACCGAAGGTGGAGGACACCCCCCTATCGTCAACTAACATACGTAGCCATGTATGTATGGTGTGGTAGTTCACCATACCACCGTCAAGTTTAAACGAAACTGTCACGTCGGAGTATTCGTCGACTTTTTTCGAACTCTCGCCGCGAGTAGCCCCCATAAAGTGCATTTTCTGTGACGGAACCGATAGGGGGGGTATCTTGACCCCTTTTAGTGTCAGCTCCAGTCGTTCAATTGAGATGTCGGCCACATCACCGCAATTAACCACGTTGAACGGGCGGAGACACGGCGGTAAGTCCAACACAGCAAAAAACGAGTCTGTGTCGAGTCTGTTAATTGCACTCCGATCCGTATTGCTACTGAATATCGATGGGGGTGTCGGTATATCAGTGTCACATGGTAGGATTGGGGTGTCGCTCATATATGTAATTATGAATCGCTTGTATATTCTTCCACCTCTTCATTGAGGGTTATCTTACTCAACTGTTGTAGGAACGTTATAATTTCGGCCACTTGGTCATACGGCATCCCCGCTAATGTATTCAGCACCGAGATTAATTCGGTCTCGGTAATAACATATAGCGTCTCGTCTTTCAAAACATCTTCGATTGCTTTTTTCTCTTTCATAATTAAAATTCACCCGCCTCGTCTTCACCAAGCTCCTCATAATAAACACCTTCGATGGTTTCCATCATTAATTCATGCACATGAGGAAATTGTGACACTACTGCATCAAGACACATTTTATTCGGAACTGACCAAGTCGACACTCGGTTACCTTCAATATCATACCCAAAAACAACAAAAGCCGACAAAAATTCACCAATTTGTGAATTCATGGCCATGGCCATATCCCCATCCATCTCAAGCCCACCCATATGTGCAGTGTCCTCATGTGTTTTCATGTGTTCTACCAACTTCTGTGCGCCACTTAATTCCGCACCCTCTAATCCCAACTCTGTTATTAATTTATTCATTATTGACTATATTTTTTAAAAATTCCCATATCATTTAATTCTTGGGCAACCACCTCAAAGCTGTGTGTGTGTATTCTTTTCTTAGTGGGCAGTATGAATTGCCCGCCATCAGTTAATTCAAAATAATCCTTCCCGTAATCCTCATATCTATCTATGTTATTTTTAGCATTTTTATAAAATGTCAAAAATACCCCATCCCGCCCGCCATCAATCAGTATAGTCCATACCCTACAGTCCCGTTCCGAGTATTGTGGTGGTTGATACATACACCGAATAAATTCAGTTTTACGTTCCGAGATGATTGTTAAAATCTCATCTGGTGAGTAGTTTCGACCGCGAAGAAATACCCGTTCCGTGAGATTACCTAAATCTACCGCCAAACTACTAGAGTCAGACACCCCAATTAGCTTGTCCGCCTTATATCCACTATCTCGAAGGCGCTTCATCATGTAAGAGGCTTTTGTTAAATTGGTGTCAATTTTCATTACAGTGCTTTGGTTATAATACAGAATCGGTTTGTCCGCTCTGTCCGTTCGGTTATAACCACAATCCTACCGTCCGCTGTTTCTGAAAGCTCTGACTCGTAGCGACCAACCACCGAAAACAGGGTCTTATTGAACTTGAAATCTCGTTTAAATGATCCGTGACTTGGCATGTCTAATTGCATTGATTCGTCCTGATTATCACCAATTCTGATGCTTGTTTTATGCTCCCCTACAATGATATGTGCGAAATCAGAGGACGTGTTATGTCCAGAACTCTTAATTCGTTTGATGAAATCGATATCCAACTTAACCCCATCACGAAACCCTTCGCGCAGTGTGTCAAATTTTTTTGGATCCCAGAACGTGTTGTTTCTGGCGGCCAGCATCGGATCATAAAGCCGTGACGTGTATATGTAATCATCACCAACAGAACGCAAGTGGCTCGGTGTCACCTCGAAGGCCATTCGGTCGGACGTTACAATTCCAAGTGATTTCTTTAGCTTAACGGGCTCCCTTACATAAAAAATATCACCCTCGGTCATAGTGCAGGATTCTGGCGTATATTCGATGCATAGGCCGATCAGCCCTTTATTATTCTTGACTTGAAGTGAGCAAACCGTTGTCAATTTACCATTATGGTAATGAATAGGTATGAACTCGTCCGATGATTTAAATGTTACCAGCGGATCCAGAAATTCTTTTTGAAATTCGAGGCGATCTACTATAAATGTCTTGGCTTGATGTTCCATGTGTTTCAATTATATATTGGAATTTTATTTTTGCAATGAAAATCCCCCATGTTTTTCACATGGGGGATTTACTAACTATTATTTATTCAGTTTTTTGATCTCATCTCGCATTTCCATACACATTTTGACCAATTTGTCATTATTCTTCGACAGTGTGATTAAGTTTCGAAAAATAACAGACTGTAGGTCGGGGGTGAATACGGGGACAGTCTCTGGTGATTGGTGGTGGGTGTGGTGTGGTGCTGGTCGGTTTTGTGGTCGACCCGCTAACACCGCTGGTGGGATCACCAACTCACCAAAACCATCATCAAATGTCCCCGACGAATTAATGTTGGGGGCTACCGTCGGAACGGCGTGAATACTGCCAGATTGTTCCGCAGATGGGGGCGCATGATTTGGTGCTACCGCTCCGACGTGGACAGGTTTTAGTATTTCGCTTTCTGATGGCTGAACCATTTTCTGGTTCTGTGCCACTGAGTCGCGATTGACCATGGATGCAAATCCAGCAATTAGGTTTAAGTCATCAGACATATCCGTTAGTCGCTGAGAGTTTCGAGTAATTTGGCAAGTTTGTCATCTTCCGACTGGGTGTCGGATGGTGACCCAGCGAGCGGATCCTTCGGGATACCCTTATCTTCTTTGAATGGTGCGCCTGATGACCGATTCTTAGTGTCACCCAAATCGAGCTGGATGGAATTGTCTTCATCATCATCTTCATCATCACCAAAATAGCTATTTTGGGTAGCCTCGGTCGACTTATTGGTCACACACAAGATATGTGTCTTATAAATCACCTCAAGTTCAGCCTGTGTTTTACATGGTTCAATCATATCAGAGATATCTGCCGATTTTTGGCGGTAGATATCAAGGAGTTTGTCGGCGGGGAACCCGCCAAACCCCTGAACGGCTGTCCCTGCATTAAAGGAAACTACCTCCACGTCAACAAAGTCGCCTTTTTTCTCGGGTTGCTTGATAATCATTTTGAAGGTGATTCCATCTGGCCCTAGATTATAGATATCTTTTTGTGATACTGGGACGTCTGGATCATTAAGAAGCTTATCGAGACACTTCATCATCGGAGATCCCGCTCTTGGGCGTTTCGGATCGGTTGGTTTTGCGGTGTAGTTCCATACTTTGAATGTCTGGTCATTTGAATCATCAAGTGTATCCTTGATGATAAATACATTTACCAGTCGTTTTTCGGTTGCAAATAACACCTTGGCTTTCTCGGGATCAGTGTTCCAAAGCTCTTTTTGGCGTTCTCCTAGAAAATCGGTCTCGCCGAAAAATAAAGGTGACGTCCCTGCATATACCATCTTTCCCGTAGCGCAGCTTTTGAATGCATAGTTCTTATACGGAAGGTATGTCATTGGATCACCTTTTAGGTCAGGGAATACGCGGAAGTAAATAGTTCGCGTCCCACTACAATCCATAAGTCGGTCGTCACGTTTATATGTGGTGGAAATCTTTTCCTCCTGTTTCTGCGTTGCTTGCTCTGCCTCTGCGAAGAGGTCTTCTAGTTCATTACTCATAATTATATTTATATTTTGGTGTTGGTGTTGGTCGGTCTGTTACCGACCGTGGATTAATATTAGCACGGCAGAATACCCCTGTCAACTATTATCAATATTATTTTTGATGGCGTTATTCACAATTTCCACTGCATCGTAACACACACTCTTGTATCTAGTGCTGGTCTCGAAACGTTTGAGAAAAAAATAATGATTAAGTTCTGGATCAACGCATCGTGCCCATGTTTCGTGATCTTTCTGTGCGGCAACCATTACTTCCATCGCTCCAATTATAGCAAACAATGGATATATGTCAATGGAATTGTTTTTAATGTGATTCAGAAACGAGGGGACATTGCCACTAGACGGGGCATGCGACATATATGATCGGAGATCTGGTATATTATTATCAATACAAAAATCACGGATAAATTTGAAGCTGTCAGCACATCGATGTATGGACTTAATGTTGTCGAGGTCAAGCCCACTGATAATTTTACAATATTCTGTATAATTTTTCAACGCGCTCGATTTACAATACTCCTTGATGTGAATTATTTCATCATCTTTGTGAAAAAACAAGGTGGCTTCGAAGTATAATTTACGGTTAATCTCTGGGTGGCGCTGAAACCAGCGAGCCATATTTCGATAGTAGCGGAGGCGCACATCCTCATCAAATCCACTAAAATCCTTTCGTGGTCTCGCTGGGTTGCCCCTGAAAAGCCTCGTAGTCATTAGATGGTCATTATATACCCGCTTGATGTCTTCCGTCACCTCAAGCGTCCTTAGCGTCCTTAGCATCCCTCTCATTTTTTTCATCTATAATTCGTTTTAGTTTTCGTGATTTTGCCACTGTTGGAAAATTTCGCATGAATAACACAATAAATCCAAATTTGGAGTATCCTGTTGTAGTTGTCACTAAGTGTTGTAGTTTGAAATTTTCGACGTATTCGGTGACAAACGATACTGGGCTATAAAATTTCTTGTTTAGTAATGATACTAGCGTGATAATGTTTGCGAAATTTTTATTATCCTCCACATCGCAGTATGTTTCATACGAGTTTCGTTCCGAATCCTGTTGGTCAAATAAATTCATGCATTTAATTACCCACCTATTTTTATTTGTAAAGTCATTTAATCAGCAAGTAGATCATCCACATTAAATGCATTATCCGCTGATAGCGTGTCCGAACCGAATATTTCATTGAAAAAATCATCAGGGTTAGTTCCATCACCAGTAACATCCTCAAGTTCCATTGGGTTTGCCATGTCCATAGCAGTTGACTCAGTAATTGCAAGCGTATTTTCATTAACATTATATCGATGTGACCGCCCCACTGCATTGAATCGACTTTTTCCAATTGACAACCCAAACTGATTAAGTGCTTTCAATTCATCATTTGCATACATAAACCCACACCAGTCGCTGGTGGTCGCAATTCCAAGAGCAGAACCGATGTTCTGCATTGAAGGTTTCTCCTTGTCATATGCGTCACGGTTAAGTTGAGCGACGCACACAATAGGCTTATGTCGCACGCATGAGATACCGCGAGTTTCGATGTATAGACTGGCTACCATTAAATCATGGCGTGTTCCGAAATTCTTCGTGGCTTTCATCAGCTCAGGGTAGTCCAGAAAAATGGCATCGAATTCAACATTCATTGACTTCTCGACACGGTCAATATATGCGTTTAATGCTGGGGACGTTAATGACCCCGTGGGGAAGTCTTTAATCACCACTTTCCCATATCCAGATGCATCACCCCCTGATAAGAATGTTGTGACTTTAGACGATTCATCTTTAATATTTGTCAAGTTGAGGTCTGCCATTTCAGACACAAAACGGTTGGCATAAATATATCGTGGCATTTCGAGCGAAATGACCAATACATTCTTCCCCTGCTTGGATATATTACACGAAATTGACTTGAGCATGTTCGATTTTCCGATGTTTGACTGGGCACAAATTGTGTATAATGCGGACCCCGTTGCGAGTAGTCCTCCACCGAGTTGTTCGTCAAGCCATGGGAACCCAGTGGGGATCATAGCATCTTCTGATTCGAGATACTCAACATAATCCTTATAGTCACCAAATAGGTCAAACCCCAAGTCATCCATCATACACACGGACATTGCACCCTCAATGTCGGCATATACATCAGCGATATCCACTTCCTCATCCGAGGATAATTTCAAAAATGCACCTTCGATTGATGCCGTCATCATCCGCTGGCGGATAAATTCCTCGACATACTTCATCAACACGACGAGATCCACTAAATCCTTCTCCTTTGCGAACTTCTTATACCCCCGAATGAAATCACTCATCATTTTCCGATCATCCTCCGTAACCACCGTGAATTGGATTTCCTGAATAGTTGGGACTCGTTTATGCTCCTCGTAAAATTCCTTGGCACCGAATAATATCATACGGTTGGTATCCTTTTTGATGGTGTCCTCGGACAGATATTCCACCACGGAGTTGAAAACCACTTCTCGATGGTTTCCCATAATAGAGTTGTATGTGATTAGATCTTCGATGTAATCTTGATTGATAGTCTTACTCATGTGGGGTCACTATAGTTCGTGTTAACATTTTGTCAAATAAAATAGGGGTGACCGTTCCCGATCACCCCTATTTTATTTTATTCCATGAATCTATTACTCGTTGATATCAAACGAGTTATCTTCCTCGATCACCTGTGTTTTCTTGGACATTTTATATTCCCTCACGGTGGATTTCTCCTCCTCCAACTCACCTTCTTCATACACGGAGACCTGTTTAAGCTCCATTTCCCGTAGTGATCCAAGGGTGAACATATCTTTGATGTCCTTTTTAAAGTCTGGATTTGCCAACACTGGATCCCAGAATTCAGCGGTTGATGTATCTGCTCTACGAACATTACGTCCAAGACCTTCACGTGTAAACCATCCAATTTTGGGCTTGGTTGCATAGCCGAGTTTGAGTGCAATATCGAGTAAGGATGAATACTTGTCGATTCCAGCACCGTGAGTGATCTCAATTGGGAATTTAGCTCCCTCTTTGGTGAGACGTCCTTTATAGACGGTGACATTGAAGAAGTTACCCTCAACTTCTTTGGTTGTCTTGTTTTTGATTACGGTTTTGGTAATCATCCAGATGTTATTTGGGAAATACACCATACCTTTACCACCACCAATAACAGCTTTAGCATACATTTCCTGCGTATCATATGTCTGACCGATGGCAACCATGGGGATACGCTTCACATTAAGTGCTGGGTTAATAGTCCGCCAAAAACTCTTAATGGCCTTGGCTCGACTCATATCACCAACTGATTTACCCGCAATAGCATCTTCAAGTTCTTTCTTTGAAGCAATAGCACCCAGTGAGTCAATTCCGATAAACACATTATCCTTCTCATCAACTTCTTCTAGTAATTGAACCATATCAATTTTTAATTGCTCCACTGTGGTGACTGGTTTATGCATCACCATATCTGCATCGATCCCGATGGATTCAATTGAGCCAGCATTAGTGCCGAATTCGACGTCGTAATACACGAAAATACTTTCTTCCCCTCGTGCAGTGCATTCGTCCATGAATGCCTTTGCCATGACGAGCATGAACATTGATTTGAACGTCTTTGAGTCACCTGCGATGACGGTGCTCCCACGGCTAAATCCGCCATCCAGACGACCCGAGAGGGCGATATTAAGGGCTGGAATATGTGTATCATAAAACTCATCAACGAAAAACTTACTATCACTTAATCGTGATGTATTCTTCAGGGTATCGACCCCTTTGATCTTATCGAATAAACTTTTCTTCTTTACTGGTGCTTTCTTTTTAGTTGCCATATTTATATATAATTAATTTTGGTTGCACGACCAAGGTGATTGTGCATTTGTAATTGTAATTAGTGTAACATGGTGTTCATGAATTACAAGAAAAGCCTCACTGAAATTAATCAGTGAGGCTTTAGCGACACACCTTAAACAAAAATTATTCGCCGAGCTTCACCACGTTGTCTGGCTCTGAGTCATTATCTTCTGGCTCATCACCACGAGCTTTCATTACGCGGGATTCGACTTTAGTATACATCTCAATAATGGTTGGGTTGAATTGTTCGGTGTAATCCGTGTAATCGGACTTATCAAACAAGATCTCAAGATCACGTCCTTCGGTGAGAAGTTCCAAATAAAGCACTGGTGAGAGGTGGAGGCTCAAATTTGAGGTTTCGCCCTCTTTTGTTGATGGCTCCGCAAATGCTTGGATGTAGCGTGGGTTCTTAACCATCCACCCATTGTCGAGTTCTTCTGTTACTTCAGATGCAACCCAACCCAAATTCTTAGTCATAAATACTTTAACATTCATATTAGTAGTTATTCGCGGAAAATCAGGTGTCAAGTTAATTTATCACAGTCTTAATAAATCATCGAGGTCGGCCGCTTCTTCGTAGTGCATATTCGGCATGCGAAACCCAAGAAGCCCAAATACCTGTGTAGCTACTGGCATATACAGCTTATTGAACATCATATCCAAATCAGCTTCCAGCCCGAATTCTGGAGGTAATACCCCCCCACTCAGAGCACAACCAGTTACTTTATACTTATTTGGCTTAACATACACCCACATGATTTTATCCCCAGACTGGATTTCGGTATATTTGTTTCCAAGCCCAAGATCCTTTATCAGACGGTTGTGGATAATAGACACGGATACTTGCGCTGGACAATGGAGACCCGCCTTATATCGACTGACAAATCCATCTTCAAACTTTCTGATATTATTAGCCCTTTGGCGTTTGGCGATATTAGCCAACTCAGTTGAAATGAAAATCCCCTTGTATGTCTGAACCTTATCTTTCAGTTCTTTTTCACATTCTGCTTTACCACTGAAGTATTTCACCAATGGAATTCTGTATGTTTCCCGCATCATATCTTTAACGAACTCGGAGTATTCGGATCGGTTGGGTTTAAGTCCCGTGAACGTCATGCGCTTGCCATGTGGAACCACGAACCCCTCGTTATTAAACACAAAATAGCTGTATTGTTTCTTCTTATAAAAGCACGCAGAGGCTATCTTCTCCCTTTCAAACGAAAGCCATGGGTCAATGCTACCAATATTCTCCCGCGCCCACTTGTCGATGTTCTTGTTGATTACTGGAGTGAGAATCTGATCACACAACGCAATTCCGAACTCGGTTGCTTCTCCGTCCTTCACCATTTTACTATCAAAGTGGTTTGCTATTTTATATACGCCGACCATAATAGAATCAGTGTCACCCGCAATGGTGAGTCCGCCTTTCCCAATGTCAACTCCAATACTTGATGCATAATCATCAACAATGCTAGCGGTCTTTTTGATCATTGCTTGTCCCGATAATGTGATCGATCGGGCGATCCGTAAATCATACATGGGACTTTTTGCGGTTGAAAGGATGCCATAAATACTATTCACAAATACCTTTGCCACCAGCGTGAGACTAGCATATCGCTTTGCAAGTTCTTCATCACCGTCTGCTTTGGCTTTTTTGGCTAATGCGGAGTTTTTTTGCTTTTTATCAAAAAAGCTTTTAATTACTTTTTTAATAAGTCCTTCCTTGTGTTGACTAAAAATGACGTCTGCTTTAGATAAGCATAGTTTATTTTTAATTAGAAATGGCATTAAGTCCGCATCCGCTTTTTTATATGATTCCCCGTTTATTCGTAAAAATGTATAACCATCTGATCTAGACACAACCTCACCAACGATGGTCTCATGACTCATATTCATTGTCATCGCCAGACTTGGATATAGCGACGTTGCGTCAAAACTAGCAATGCCTTCATAAATACCCGCGTCGGGTTCCTTCACATAACCGCCCTCAAATTTAACACTATCGCCTAGCGGTTTGGTTTCTGGTAGGGTGCGCTCGTCCATGCCACGGGCGTATATCGCTCCACTAAGAACAATCACCTTCCCTAATGCATCTGCTGGATTACCATACCCAGCATATACTAGGTTTCTTATCAATGTGAAGTAATCCTGTTTCTTGTCTATATTAACTAGGATGGCTACGTCGATGATGTTATAGTTTGTGTATTTGTCCCAATCACTCCTAGCAAGGTCATACAAACTAACGCCATCCAGCTCCAGTTTGCCGCACCCCAAAACCTCCGATGCGATTGCATCTAGTTTCCACGACTCCTTCTCGCTGAAGGTAAGCGACTGAAACACTAGCATGTAATCCAATGATGAGATCCCGTGCAACTTGTATCCGATGCGTGGATTCTTAAACTTATCGATGTATTCGCGGGTGGTCACTTTGTTGACTGGGCTGAGTCGTTTGTAATGTGTGCCCTTACATACTAATTTAATACGATTGATTAAATATGGAACATCGAATCCCTCCGAGTTCCACCCTGTCAGAATATCAGGGCAATTCTTTTCCCAAAAATCAACCATGTTAACGAGCCGTGTCTTCTCATCAGCAATTTCATAATACCGAATCTGATCTTCATTAATGATGTCAATATTACCCCCGAGTGACTTCATCACGGTTGTAATGTTTGATTCGTCGTATGGCTTATTCCCCCACACATGATAGATATTGGTCAAACTATCATGAATAGTCATCACGTCGATCTCATGCCTAGCCAGCTCAGGATCGGGAAATTCATCCCGAGCGGGGCACTCAATATCAAAAGTGAAAATTCTGAGATCATTTTTCATCCAATTCTCGTCTTTAGCGTTGCGGTATTTGCCGATGAGGTATTGTTGTTCGGGGCGGACGGAGAAAAACACCCGCCCATCATAATCATCAATAAATCGGGTTCGTTCGTATCCGTTCTTGAAGCTTTTCATCTTCAAATTAGTCCCATAAACTGACTTAATGTTTGATTCTAGTTCCGTTTCGACCATCAAGAACGGCTGAAATGGTGTCTCTAGTGTGATTCGATCACCATCTGCATTCCACGTCCACTCGGTAATAATGGACGTCCTACTATCATAATAACAATTTCTATACATAATTCTGTTTGTGGGCAGAATTCTGTTTGTGACCTCCCCACAAACAGAGCATACTAGCTATCTCGCAATTTTCAAGCATTAATTTCTACTAATTTTGGAGATACCAGCTGACGATCAATACTACCGATTTCGGTGAAATAGCACGCTTGTAATAATTCAATATTATTGTTCATCAGATATTCCTCTGCGATCTTGTGCATGTGTAACACGACACGGCGATATACATCCCAATCACCCATTACCGCTTTCAGGTGGTCATGAAATTCATCGGAAGTGTTAAATCGTAGCGGAGCTTCGACGTATGGATCCATATCCTGAAAAATACCAACCACCCCAAATATACCAGCTTCCGTCAGTTTTATATTACTTTTACATCGGTTAAACACATTGTCATGTAATGGGGCGAAAACAACGTTAGCGCCTATATCATCGAATTTCTGTGGAAATTCATAAATACCAGTCCATTTATAATATTCAATTTTGCCCGAATCGATATAGGATTTTGCCCAAATCGGATACCCTCCATAAAAAATCCACTGATACTCATCAATAGTAGTAATTACCAATTGCTCAAAATCATCAAAATCATCATGATCAGTCTGACCCCTGACATCGATGTGTGACCAACTACCAGCCCACATCACACGTGGTTTGTGTTGATTATCATGGAATCGTTTTTCGATCTTATTCATATCGAAAAAACGGCCAAAAAGGTGATTGGGCATTAAGTTGGGACGGAAAGTTACTTTATTGGAGTTAAATTCATCAGCATAGAAATCACGCATACTTGGGGAACACACATGTAGCTCATCGACATAGTTCATCGCCTCTTTAAAGATTTTGAATTTTGAATTATCCTCATACGCATCGCGAGCCATATTAAACTTAGAGATGTGATCCCCGTGGGTTATGTCATCTACATCAAACACACATCTAAATGGCTGGTTACCCTGCTCAATCATATTCTTCTGCACCGATGCATATCGCTTCATCTGGTCTACAGTGTAGTCGCTGGTGGGGCGTTGGGTGACTACCGCGTTCGTATTGACTAGTAGTGGGTTAACTATAGCAGATCCCGCGTTTTTCGGATCTGGAAAGAACACATGTGGTGGCTGTGTTGACATTTCAATATAAGCCTTTTTCTGTGAAACTAGCGCAGTCCGAATCCAATCAAATCTCCACATAGTGCAACCATCGGAGAACCCAGCTGGTTGCATTATCATATGATGCATCCCCCCTTGAGGGGATCGGTATGAATGTTTATCGAACTCTAACATATCCCAGTTAATTGTAAGTAGTGGTTTCCGAGCGTGTCCAATTGATTCCTATCTTTATCCGAGATACCCTCAATAGCGCTGATATACACTGACAATATTTCCCGTGGGTCTACTGCGGAGTTAAGCCCCGTCAGTTCACCGATCACCGTTTCTTGTTTGAACGAAAAATTGTTTCTCACCGCAAAGTTGCCACCTCGGTCAAGAATATTACTAACCTTCATAGTATTCTCCTCGTTATGTTCAACGTCCCAAATTACTTCCAGAATGTTATTTTTATATTCCTCTGGCGATTCGATCAGAGTTGACGTCGTCACTTTAACGAATTCGGGGGAAAAGTTATTGGTGAATTCATCGGTCATTGTGTTGGTTTCCAAGTCGACCACACTGATTACGCTTTCTTTCCCAGCCTCGCTCCAGCTCAATTGAAGGGGGGTGCCTACGTAATATATGCTCTTAGTTCCCTTTGAATACTCACGCAACTGTCGGTTATGATAGTGTCCCGTATAAACCCGATCACAATATGTGAAAAGTTGCGTGGTAGTAAATCCACTTTCGGATTTTTTAGCGGCATTCATTTGAAATGTCTTAATATCAAAATGACCAAACAGTCCGTCCACCCGACCTCCATCATCAATATTACACGCCCACGGGACGATCTTGTAATTCTTATCACCCACTGAAAAATTTGTAGTTTCTTCGATGATTTGAATATTTGGTCGACCCTTCAACATTTCCAATCCAGACACATCACATCTGTCCTTATAGTAACAACAGTGATTGCCACTGTAAATTATCACATTGAATTCTTCGGCAAATCGAGTGAAATAATTTGAGATGAATGACATCATTTTGAAGGTGATTGCTTTTTCATTCGTCTTTTCCTTATGTCCATCGAACACATCACCCAAAAACATAATATCCTTAATCCCCTCCGATTGCATCGTGGTGATGATCCACTCTCCGAGTTTGGTGTAGGTGTCGTCCCACCGCTCCGTGTTGTGTTTTCCCAGATGAAGATCCCCGATGATCCCCAGTCGGGTTCCCCGTAATTGTAGATTGTTCATGCGCTTATACTATCATCCAATTCACATAAGTCAACTATTCTTTAAAATAAGAATACGTGTCGTCCTCTATTCGCTGACTGGCCATTTCTGGATTTTCGCTCATAAATTTACAGAACTCGACACATTGATATTCTTTGACCGCTTCATATTGACGACCTTCCTTCTTAATTCGGGTGATAGCCTCACGTGTAGCGATGAGGGACAAATACCCAAACGCATTATTTCGTTGCATTACGGGTTCCCCATCATCAGTAAACACACCAGTTCCTTCACATACTGGAACCCCCTGCTTCTTCCTGCCTGATTCCACAAAACAATTAATGTGTGTTCCTGTGTTACACCGTTCTGTCTTCACCTTAACCCGCTCGCCCCGTGAGTATGCCTGTGTCAGGTTACCCCTACTATCTTTAAAAAATCTACCCTGAATCGGCTCCATTAGAATATAAAATTCAGCATCATCCACCCCAACCCCGCGAGCCACAAAGCATCCATGTGGAATATCATCCAAAATGGTAAGATTAATCATAAATTCGCGTTCCTCGATAGAGGGTGCTTTAACCTGTCCATACAACTGAAACTTTTTCTCATTAATGGTTTTCACCATGCGTAACACCGCATCACCAATCATCTGGTCTTTATATGGGTACCCTGAGAAGGATCGACTAGTCATCAACTTGTCAGCCACACTGATCAGCATACTTCCAAGTTTATTAGACATTTGTATTGAGCCATTACCCGCGTCAATACTCTGTTGATCCTTTTCATAATACAATTCAATCTCAGACCACAATTCATCTTTATCGATATAATATTTTTTATCTCTCATATAACCAACATTTTACCATCAACCTGTTAGTATGTCAATATATATCTACTGTCTGATTTAACGTTGTCATTTCCTTTATTCTTATCATTTCCTACATGATAAGAATATATCGATATATAAAAAATAACGAATCCAACATGATAAGAATATAGGTCAATCCAATCAGTTGACTTTCGGGAATTTATACTTTGTGTTTTTTAACTGTATATTACTCTTATTAACTAAGCGGAGATTGTGATTTAGAGGTGAATTACAGCTAAAAACACATCGAGAACACATCGAGATAAATAAATAGTTGACTTTTATAATTACTTCTGATATTATTGATCTCACATGAACATTACTCTCAAACAACTCAAGACAGAAAAGACACTCACAGTAGCATGTG